GACCCGAGAGCCGATCCGATTCCTTTGATCATCTTCATCACCATATATTCGATCAGGAGTTGCATGATGATATCCATAATCATCTTGATTACCTTCTGGCCCATCTCCGCAAAAGCCTGATCAACGTCCTTCGTTCCCATAATGATATCGGAAAAGGCAGACCCAAACCCGGAGGACATCGAGCTCACGAGACCGTCGACCTTGGACCCAGCTCCTTGTACGAAAGAGTCCCAATCCCCGTGCGACTTCTGGAGCTGTTGGCCTATACTGCTGAAGAACCCGGCTTGTTTTCCTTCCATATTCGCCAGGGTCGCAGCCTGGATCTCTTCGGAGGAGGCTCCCTGCTCCTTCAGTCGTTCCAGATACCACTGGAAATACTCCTCGTTGATCTCCTTCTTCCCGAGGTTATGTTCAATCTCTTGCTCCAGAGCCGTAGCCAACTGCTCTGCCCGGAACTCCTCCAGGGAGACTTCACTCTCTTTCATATTGTCGAGAGCCGTCTGGAGTTGCTCCTCCCGGGACTCCAGGAGGGCTTGTTCTGCTTCGGTGGCCGTCTCTTTTGCCTCCTGGATCTCCTCCAGGTTCTTCATCACGGCTTCCCGGTGGGCTTCCATAGCATCGAGCCTGGTCTTGTGAAGGTCTTCGATCTTTATCTTCTCAGCCTCGAAATCCTGGGAGAAGAGAGCTCCCCCGTCTTCCCCAGAAAATAGGGAAGTGGCAGTGGTCCCGAGATCCTCCCCGACCGGCACCCCGGCGCCTCCGAGCTCGGCCATTCCTTCCGCAATCTCCTTCTGGAAGTCAGCAAAATCTTCCAGGGCATCCTTCTTCCCGTCGATCTCCTCCTGAAAGGCCAACCGTCTCATCTCAGTGTAGCCGGTCTCGACCTCCGTCAGGTCCCCTCCCCCCTTCTTGTAAATTGCCAGGGTCTCTTCCCGCCACTCCTCGATGTCGGCCAGCTTCTGTGCGAGATCCGACCGGAAGAGGTCCCGGATCTCCTCCTGAGACTTCTTGAAGGCCGAGACGTCTGCCTCGTCCATTTTGGGAGCTGGAGGAGGCTCCGGCTTCTCTATCTCCCCGACCGTCCCCAGGTCCGTCTCCGTCATTATCGAGACCATGACCCCGTGCTCGATAGTAGCCGAGGCAAAGACGTTTTGGATCCTCTCTACCACGTCCCGGGCCAGTTGCTCAGCCTCATCCGTCTTGTCCTCGAGAAACTTCCATCCAAACTCCTTGGCTATCCCGGCCTTGGTCTTCTCCCACCGCTCCTTGAAGGCTGTGGCTATCGCATCAGCAACTTTAGCTCCCAGGGAGAGTCCTTCCTTCACCGTCTCCTTCGCAACTCCGGTGGCTCCCCCGATTCCTCCGAACTCAAAATCCCCGATTTCGAAAGTCAGAGCATCGTCTATCGTCCCGAGAAAACTGACCAGGTCCTCTATCGTCTCATAGGTCTCCTTGGCTGCATCTCGGACCTCCCCGAAAAAGATGGAGGCTTTGTCTGCCCAATCGTCAATCGTCCCCTCTTTCCGGAGCCGGACGATCTCATCCACGAGGTCCTCGATTGCGTTCGTCAGGTAGGGAGCAAACTCCGCAGACAGAAGGTTCCGAGCTCCCTTTATAGCAAAGTTCAAGTTGGTCATGGCGTCCTTTGCGTCCGCAGCCTTGTCCGCCATATCCTGATCCATTGAATATCCGAGATCCCGAGCCTTCTTCCGGAGCTCCTCGATCCCGTCGGCTCCCTCTTTGAAGACCTGGAGGAGCTCGACCCCGGACCGGCCGAAAATCTTGTATGCGATATTCACCCGGTTCGTCTCGTCCTTTATGCCCATCAACCGCTCTACCAGAACCGGCATGAGCTTCTCGGCCGTCTCAAACTTCCCGGTGAGGTCCTCCTGGGAGAACCCGAGAGCCTCAAATCCGTCCTTGGCTGTTCCGATCCCGAATTGGACAAAGTCCCCAAGGTTCACCTTCAACTTCTCGATCCCCAGGTACAACCGCTGGGCAGAGACCCCACTCCGGTCGGCCACAAAGGCCATCTCACTCAGGAAGTTGGTCGTCTCCCCGAGCCGGATCCCGGTCTTCTGGAGACGGTCTCCCTCGTCCAGGAAGTCCGTGAAGGAATCTTTGACCGCGGAGACTCCCACCGCGCCGGCGCCGAAAGCCACCAGAGGTCCGATGGCCTTCTTCAGGACTCCAGACCAATTCGAGACGGCCTTGTTTGCGGCCTTGGAACTCTTCTTGACGTTGTCGAACCCCTTGTCGATCTTCGCCAGAGAGACGGAGCCGTCATCCTTAATGATAAAACGGACCTTCAGTTCCTTCGCCATCTGGGAGCTCCCCTCCTACCCGTGGGCCTTTCGATACTTCTTGTAATTCGGTACCATGTCGAGAGATACCGCCAGCCACCCGTCCGCCAGCCTCGGATAATTCAAAGCAATCCTCTTCAGGTTTTCCTCCTCGTAGGAAATCTGCTCCTCCGTCTCGTCGACGATCCCCCTCCAGTCGAGAACCACTTCCAGGAGGGTTGCCCAGCACTGCTCCGTCACGATAGGATCCTGTTCCGGATCGGCCAGGTCTTTACAGGCCTGTAGAATATCGGAGACGGCCACCCGCTGATTGACCCGGTCCGCCAGGGAGGTCGTGAAAGGACAGATCCGGAAAAAGACCTTTTCCCTCTCTTCCTTCGGAATCTCAGAGAACTCGCTCTGATCGAATAACCGGTGAGAGAGGGGAATCCATAAAGGGTCCAGAGACAGAGGAATCTCGATCATGACTTCCTACCTTTTCCACCAATAGGTTTTTTCGTTCCCTTCCGTAACGGGGACCCGCCTTGTCGATCCTTCTCCCGAGCATTCCGGAAGGCCACCAAGAAATAGACCACCATGTCGAAGTAAGTCGAAAAAACAGAGGAGGCTCTCATAACACCACAATTTTCCAGCGTCAATAAGATGGCTGTATAGTCGAGCCCTCCCCCGTCCCGGTATGCCCCGTACATGGCTTTTCGACATATCCCGTACACCTCAATATTTTGCGGAAGGGTCTTGGGTTTTTTACACTTGTCGCAGGGGGCATCCTTCCCCTTCTTCGTGAAGATCCGATAGCAATCCGAGCACTTCAGCTTGCTTCGGTCTCCTTCCCACTCTGCGACGTCAACAAGTTTTTTACCAGTTCCGCCTTCTCCACCATGAAGAGGTTTATCTGCCGGACGATCTCCTTCCGGAGTCCGTGCTCATACCGGAACAGGTGGAGCTTGTTTTCGTCGTTGAACTCGAGAGGTTTCTCGTCGTCGTCGACGAGCCCCTCCCAACCGACCAGGCCGTGCATGAAAACTTGCTTCTGGAAGTCCGGCGTCGCAGCCATAGCCGCATCTGCCCGAACTTCGTCATACGGAAACGGGACAACGAAGAACATCGCATCCCCAATCTTCACTTCCCTTCTTTCGATCCTTTTGTTTATTCTCATCGGTTCCTTCCTCCTCCTCGGTGGTGGGGACCCCCTCCCGGAGGAGGAGGTCCCCGGTTTTTGGTTTTAGGTTGCGTCCGTATAGTACAGCTGGTCATGACCGGTCAAGGTCATAGCCACCCTCACCACGTCGTCGTTGCCCGGGTTGTTGACGGAGATCGCAGTGATCACCGCAGAGCCGTAGAAGTATCCGTCTGCGGTTCCCTCTTCTGCCTCGAAGGTCACATCCGCCAGATACCCATCGGTGGACGCGGCAAAAACCTCGTCGATGATTGCCCGCTGCCCGTTGGTATCGCCCATGTCGATGAACCCGTTCACCGTCGCGTTCCACCCGCGGGATCCCTGGACCGTCTGTTTCCAGTCGTTCCCGATCACCGTGGTGTCGATTGCGGTGCCTTCGATGTTCAGAGTCCAGTCCGTCAGCTGAGCAACCGCATTGGCTCCGACGTTCACGACCCCATCCTTGCCTCGGAAAAAAGCCATTTTGGTTTCCTCCTTTTCGCCTCCCTCCTACGAGGAAGACTGCTCAATATTATACTTCATCGTCAGGGAGAAACTTACAACACCCAACTGGTCCATCGAGGTAGCGTCGCTTACCATTGCCAGATCGTAGACGAGTCCCCCCAGGGTGAGGTCCTCTCTCAGAGCTGTCTCGATATCCGAAAGTAATTTGAGAGCCTCTCCGAAGGCATCGTCCGGGTCCTTCACGTACCCATTAACCTCGACCGATAAAGGGACCCAAAAGGAAGGACCTCCGATTGTCATCTGCGTCAGATTCACCGACATAGCTCCAATCGTGATCACCGGAAAATACTTGGTTTGTTCCGGGTTGATCCATCCCTCCTTTACCTGATCCCGTTTCAGCCGGAAGTTATAGGACGCGGAAGTCCCCACGATCTGATTCCGGAGCTGGTCCCGTAGACCGGTAAAAATGTTGTATGCTTCGTTCACCTATGCCCCCTTCCCTACTGCCGGGATCTTGACTCCGGCTTTCTCGAGGATGCGAACAACGAGAGGTCTGCTCTCCTCAAAACTCGGTTCAAGCCACGGCTTCGGTTTGATCTTTACGCTCTTCCGAAAAACCTTTCCCCCTTGGGACTCCCCGTGAGCTCCAACAGCACGGATCCGATCTCCGCCGGCCCCGCCCGTCCAGGAGCTGTTAAACACCAACCACTTCGATCTCGTTGGCCGAACTATATGATTGGGATTCTGGGCTCCATACTCATGAACCCTCCCGTAAAAGACGTTTGTCCCCATCTCCACCCGGTAGGCTTTCCCGGACCTCTGGACGTTTCCCCGTCGGACGGAGGACCGGAGCCGTCCCGTCCGGACGTGAAGAGGATTCCCTCCGGTGAGCTTTTGTTTTGCCTTCGCCAGGACGACTTCGGCCGAGTCCGCCACCGCAGACTCTACCACACGGGACCGGTCTCGGACGTCCCGATGAAACTTCTGGACGAAGGCATTCAGCTCTCCGGTTTTAATCTCCGATCCACTCACCACTTCATCCTTTCCTTCTCCACCAGGAGAGCAAAGTCCGGGAGGAGGTTGCTCACCAGATTCTTGTAGGAGGTCGTCCCGGCGCCGGCCGGCTCGGCCACGCTTGCTACGTCCCACTTGCTATGCTTGGCCTGGTGGAACCAGTGAACCCCTTGCCGGACCAGGATCCTCTTCCACCCATCCGGGAGGGTGGAGACGGAATACCCGGCCGTGTAGGAGACCTTGACGGTCTGCTTTCCCTCGAGAAAATAAGAGTTGTAGTAGATAACCCCGTTGACGTAATCCACCCGATAATCCGTGGCGGCAATAAGGGTATCGCTTCCCCACTCCCAGTCCGGATCCTCCCAGAGCTGGACTGCGGGATCGGAAACCACCGGCCAGTTTTTCAGAAAAATCGTGTCCCCGTATTCCTGAATGTTGTGGTATTCCGTGTGGGCCGTCGACTCCAGGGTCCGATTCGTCAGGGTCTCCCACAGGCTTTCGATCCCGGAGGCCATTGCTCGGAGGAGCTCGTCGTTGGCCGGAGTTTTTTCCTCGACCTCCAACCGGAGGTCCTCCAAGGTTATCAGAGCCATCTCATCCCTCCCTTTTCCTCTTCTCTTTTTTCATCGCGGCAACCAGCAACTCTGCTGATCGTTCCCACGTGAATTTATTTGCTATCCGTTCGCTCCCGGCCTTGGCCGTCTCGACGGCTTCATCCCAGTGCGTCGGGACGTACAGCAGAGCATCGCACAGGGCCTTCATATCCGGGATTCCCAGCCGGGTCCAAATCTTATTCTTCCCCGGGATCCCCGGGAAGGAGAACTCCGCATTGACGGAGATATAGTCCAGGGCAAACCCGACCGAAGGGTCAAAAAACTCTGTTACGCCACTGTACAGAGTACAGATGGAGGGTAGTCCAGTGCGCATAGCTTCAGCCAGCGTAAGACCAAACCCCTCGCCTCTCGTAGGCAAAACGAAGCAGTGAGCCGAGTGATACAGCTCGACGAGCTCCTCCACCTCCAGCATCCGGTTATCTATCGTCGCATTCCCTACCTCAACGACATCCCGGTCCAGCTTCAATCCGGTGCTCTTCAAATAGAGCTCCACGGAATCGTTCTCCCCAAACCCGAGCTGCTCCCAGGCATAGGTTATCTCCTCGTATCCCTTCCTGTTGTTCGGCGCCCCCACCCAGAGGTATCGGAACCTGCCCCCCTTCGGAGGGAGCTTCCTCTCCCGGTACTCATAGACGGGATCGACCCCGTGCGGGACGACATAGATCGGTCTCGTCACCCCGTTCTTGATAAACACGCTCTTGACCCAGAAGGATGGAACCAGGACGGAATCGGCCTTGTTGATATTCTCCAGGTAGAAATCCGGGAGGTCCTCCCCTTCGAACATCGTGAAGAGCCAGTTGTGTTTCCCCTCGACCGGCCGGAAGGATTCCGCACTCACGATCTGGAGGGCTTCGTCCGCATCCTCCGTTATCTCCACGACCTTCTCGACGGCTTTCCTCAGATTCAAGTTGTGGGTGTAATACCCGAAGGCCATCGCATGACCGGTCTCGACCAAAGCCCCGTGCGTCAACCAATCAAGCCGCATCCCGAGCCCTCCTCTTCTTGAACTCGTCGAACATTATCCCGACCATCGTCTCCGCAGAACGGTCCCATGTGAACCCGAGCATCCGGTTGTAGGCTCTCCTCCCCTTCACCAGGGCCTTCTTGTAGGCTCCCCGGGAGTTGCAGATCTCGTGAATCCTCTCGACTATCTCCTCCATATTCGGGAAGGCCACCCGGGTGGCATGATCTCCGAGGTCCGGCCGGCCCACGAAACTGACCGTGGACTGCTGGATCGTATAACTGACCTCGTAACCCACATCCTCATCGAAGAAATCAGCCACCCCGGAATAGCTCGGGGAGATACACGGGAGCCCGGTCCTCATAGCCTCGGCCAGGGTCAGACCGAACCCCTCCCCCCGGGTCGGGAAGAGGAAAGCATGAGAGTCATGGTACAGTTTCAGGAGGTCCTTCCTCGGGAGGTTCCGACCGTCCACGATGACGTTCTTGTTGACGTGGTATTCCTTCCCCCCGGGAGGCTTCGGGAGGTTCGTCGTTTTCAGGTAGAGCTCGAGCTGCGGAAAGTTTTCCAGCCCTGCGTTCTTCCACATATAGACGAGCTCCTGCCACCCCTTCCTCGGGTTGGGAGCTCCCACCCAGAGAAACCGGAAAGGTTTCTTGGGCAAAGGCCATTTCCGGGCTTTGTAGGTGAAGAAGGGCTCCACCCCGTGGTTGACGACAAAGATCCGATCCCGTGGGTAGACCCGGGAGAAGAGGTTCCGGACCCAGGTCGAAGGCGTCAGGATGTAGTCTGCGTTGACGAGATATCGGCTGTACGGTTCCGGAATGTCCTCCCCCTCGAACATCGTGAAGAGCCAATTCACCTTCCCGGGCTTGGCCTGGTATCCCTCGGGAGGGAGGATGACGAGGGAGTCCTCCGCGGCCGGGTCCATCTGGATGAGGTTCTCGCAATACCGTTTCAGCGTCTTGTTATGGACCGTGTACCCGTAGTTGTTACCGGTCCCGTCCCCCATTGCCTCATGACACCAGTCGATCCGGAACTCTTCGAGGGTCATCGTGCTATCCTTTCATACAGCGCCTCGTATCGCTTCGCCATATGAGTTGCGGTGAACTCCCGGAGGACACGCTCCTTGTTCCGGGCGCCTCTCTTCTTCCTCTCCTCCGGATCCCCCATCAGGAGATCGAGGAGCTCTGCGGCTGCGTCGATATCCCGGAGAGGAATCACGTCGTGCTCGACATATTCCGAGATCCCTCCCACGTCGAAGGCAACGAGAGGCTTCCCGAATTGCCCGGCCTCCTGGATCCCGAGACCGTTCGGCTCCTCCCACACGCTCGGGATAACCATCACCGAGCAGGTCCGGTAGTAGTTCAGTGCCTGGTCATAGGGGATCCGGCCGGTACAAAGGACCCCGGGGATCGTAGTCTTCCCGGTCCCTCCCACCAGAACGAACTTGTACTGGGGAAGACGGTCAGCAATCCGACCGAACTCCTTCAGCCCCTTGACCTGATCCGGGAGAGACCCCATCCCGAGGATGAACTCCTCGTCCGAGGAGTCCTCGATATCCGGGTGGAGCCGGATCCCGTTCCGGATAAATTCCACCCCCTCATATCCAAACTCCGAGATCCTCTCGGCCACATACTGACTCACCCCCACCATCTTGATCCCTTCCATATCGTTCAGGGAAGAGGAAGGATATGGGATGCGGCCGAGGTAGCACGGACACTTGATACAATCGGCCGGCGTGTCGCAGATCTGGTCGAGATCGAACCGGTAGTGGTGCCGGTCGGGACATATAGGCCAGTAGTCGTGAACGGTCTGTACGCTCGGCCGTTTCTTCATATGCCGGAGGGCAACCGGTCCGATGTGGGCAAAATTATGCTGGTGGATAATATCCGGGTTGAACTCTCCCAGATACTGATCGAGCCCCTTCTTTTTCAACTCGTCGTGAGTAAGTCCGAGAACATCGTGGCCCAGGACTCGGAGCTCCTCGATCAACCAACAAAAAATCTGCTCACCTCCTGAGAACTTCCAGAAATCGTTTAGCATCATTATCTTCATAACGGACCCTCCTCGGTCCAGGCATTTATGCCCCAACACTTCCGTTCCTCGGGATCGCAATTCAAGTCACACCCTTCATATCCCTCATACACGATCTCGTCCGTCAATAGATTCCCCAGAAAAAACTCGTCCATCCGGTTGCTCCGGACGGAGGTCAAACACCGGTAGACGTTCCCGTCCGGATTCACGGTGACGTGGGTACTCCCCCCGGAGCAAAACTTGATCCTCCCCTTCGGGTGAGGAAGGTTGGAATCTTGCGGATTCTGATAGGGGACGACGTTGACCGGGAGCCCCAAACTCTTCATCTCCACGATCTCGTCCGAGTAATCCACATACGGATTCTCCACCACCGTAATACTTGCCGGAGGATATATCTCCTGGACCTGGTAGAATCTCCGGATAAAGGAGTTGATGTTATTCTCGTGATGAAAGGAGCAGTTGACGGCCGCACACCGACGGAAGTCCTCAATCCCCCGAAGAGTCTCCACGTTGGAATCGTGGGAGAGGTTTGTCGTCATCCCGAAGGCATGAAAATTCTTATCCAGAGAATTGACGATATCAGCAAACCCGAAGACGTGGGTGGGCTCCCCTCCGCAGAAGTCGACGATCCCCGGAGGGAGTTTGGCCAGGGCTCGGATCCACTGGTCCTTCGACAACTCTGGCCCGCGGAGCTTCTTCCCCACCCCGTCCCGGCCAGTTATCCAGCAATATGCACAGTTGTCGAGGGAACATTCCCAGGAGATATTCACTAGCGTTCTCATTCAGCACCTCACGCACCAAGCAGTCGACCTCTCCACTCCGTCATCTCCCCGGCTGACATCCACGGAGTGTTCATCACCGGACGGTCTGCCAGGAAGTCCCGGACATCCTCACTGAATATCCACCCGCCTTCCTTTGCGAGCTGGTAGGTCTCCGAACCGGACCACGGCGTACAGATCGTCACCTGCCGGAATCGGATCCAGGTCTTCAGCTCCTTGATGAGGACCTCCGTCCGGGAGGCTTCCTCCGGAGTCTCCTCCAGGTTCCCTACCATCCAGAAAGTCCACGGGTCGATCCCGGCCTCTGCTACCATCTTCACGGTGTGACGGATATCTTCGACCGTCGTCCCCTTCCGGTTGGCCTTCAGGACCTTCGGGCTCCCACTCTCGCACCCAAGCATGATGCTCCGGAAGCCGGCCTCTGCCATCTTTTCCACGGTTCTTCGTTTAACCAGTTTTTCGTTGCACCTTCCTTGGGTCTTCAGAGTCAGCCCCACCCTCTCCTTTATCACGATATCCAGGACATCGTTCAGCCACTCGTCTTGCCTCGTAGACAGTCCGAACATCTCGTCGTCGTAGACGAAGACGGTCCGGATCCCCCACTCATCCCGCAGGTGGAGGAGCTCGTCCACGATAGCCCTCGGAGGTCGGAACTTCGTCGGACGGTTCCCGAAGACGGCATGGCTACAAAAGGAACACCCGTGGGGGCATCCCCGCTGCCACTGGACGGCCGTCTCCGGGAGGTCGTAGGTGGGAGCATTGCCCCGGTATCCTTCGTTGATCTTCGGCCGGAGGAGGTCCCAGGCCGGCCGAGGGAGGGATCCGAGATCCATCGGCTCCTTGTTCCAGACGACCCCTCTGGTCTTCTCCTCCAGAAGCCGGCCGATCACCGGTTCTCCTTCCCCGACCACGGCCACGTCGGCGCCGGACTCGGCCAGGGCCACGTCCTGGTGGGCCGTCACGTGAGGTCCCCCAATCATGATGTAGGTCCGAGGGAACTCCCGACGGATCTCCTTGACCATCCGTTTCAGGCTCGGGAACCCGAGGGTGGTTGCGGTTATCCCAACCGCGGAAGGACCGATCTGCTTCAGCATATTCATCATGTCCTTATATCCCCACCGGAGTGCCTCGCAATCGAATACCCGGACCCGGTAGTTCTTCCGGACGGAGGCTGCGAGGTATAGGGTCCCCAGGTTCGGGTTGAAGTTCAACTGCGTCCCGGCATACAGCCACACCGGTGGGTTTATGAAAACGACGTCCTTTGTCCCTCCTCTTTTGTTTCCCATCTGTCTCCCTCCTCCTCTGGTCAGGGCTACAGCAAATCACCGAGAAGAACTTCCAGCCTCGTCAACTTCAGTTTCGGATTCTCCTCTCCCACGTTGACCTCAGTGAACCCGGGAGTAATCCTCCGGATGGCAGCATCGTAGGCTCGGACGGCCAACTCCTGCGAACACCACCAGCCGTGATGAGCCCCGTGCTCCCGAGCTCCCCCGTGATGAGGCTCGATACAGTTGACCCGGAGGGAAACGACGGAGAGGAAAGTCTTTTCCCTTTCCGCCCAAGACCGGAGCTCGTTCTCAGCCAGGACTTTACTCACCCCATAGATATCCATCACGTTCCAGTCCATCCCGGAGACGTCCTCAGTGATAGGAGGTCGGACCCATCCCTCGTCTCTTCCCGGACCGAACCCGTAGATGGCGCCGGTGGAGGTAAAAACAAACCGGCGGATCCCGGCACCGGCCAGGGCCTTGATGGCGCCGGTCGTCCCGAGGGTATTCAACCGAATAAACAGGGGAGGGATTATCTTCTCAGAGTAGTGCGGAATAGCAGCCAGCATGACGACGGAGGAGCACCCCGAAGCCGCAGACAGGAGCTTGTCCGTATCGTGGAGGTCGTTCCCTTCCTCGATATCATACGGGACGATTTCGTGACTGAGCTTCTCCAACCCCGGGCAGAGCCAGGAACCGAAGAACCCAGAGGACCCGATGACGAGGACCTTCCCTTCCTCCTCGGCCTTCTTCTCAATCGGATCCGGTTCCTTCTTCTTCACGGCCGGCTTCCTCCGCAAAGAGACTGACTTGGTCGGTTTCTTCTTCTCTACTTCTTGCATATGATTCCCCCTCTCTCGTCTCGGTGGGCAAAAACCTTCCCATCGCATTTGTCGCACCGGAGCCCCTTGGTCTCCCTCCCGGAGCGGAACTCTTTCCCGCACCTGGCGCACCGGTAGTACACGTGGACGACCTTCGGCCGGTTGGTCATCATCCTATTCTCTTCCGGTTGACTTATCATCTCCTGGTACTCCAACGAAGATTGCCGGGGACCCGAGAGCAAGACCTTGGGGCCGAGGAGGAGAACCCCAAGGTCCCCGACCTGGCCCCCAGGCCCCCAGCAAGTCAAAGGTTTAAGAAGCCGCAGTCACGAGCCGCGCAAACCCGTTGGCAAGGGCAATGTCGATCCCCCACCGCTGATAGAGTTTGAACCGCGTGCGGTTCGTGGTCCAGTCGCCATACGGATCGACCTGGAGAGCAGTTGCATCGAGCCGCCTCCCCACGGCGAAGTATCTGAGGTTGCCGAAGACGACGAAGCCGGTGGACACCGCGGAGGTGCTAACAGCCTTGATCACTTCGGTGTAGGGGTAGCCCCAAATCTGCCCCGACATGGGAGCCCCGACCGTCTCGAGGAAGATCGGACGATCATTGGTGTCCTTCAGACCGCGCACATAGTGCAGAATGGAACCGTGCATGAAGAACCGCGCCCCCACCTTCTTCAGTCCGTCGAGCTTGCTGATCATCTCGGAGAGATGGTCGGCTGTGATCGCAGAGAAGTTGGTGGAGCCGGAAGCCATGACGACGGAATAGCCCGCGGCCGCAGACAGAACGCCGGAGCAGGACCCGTAGGTGCTGGTGCCGTCTCCGTTGAATCCCGAGTTGTCCAGCTCCAGGGCAGCGGCTTCTGCCATCATCTGGGTGAGCCAGGTGACGATATCGGAACGGGCATCCGCCAGGGTCATGTTCTTGACCGTGGTGTACGCACTGAGTTCCTCTGCCGTCAGCTCGACCTCGGCAATGGTCGGATCGGAATTGGGCGTGGTGTTCCCCCACGTGGGAGTGCTCTGTGCGGTCTCGCTCGGGAAAGACATCTTCTCAGAGGTCATCTCCCACAGACGCGCATACTGAAGAAGAGCAGACTGCTCCCTTGCGAAGGCAAAGATTTCACTGTCCACGATGTCCGGAACGGGGAACACGTTGCCGCTGTCCCCGATATCCGTCTTGCCCACCGGGGCATACCGTTCACGCAAAAGCTGCCGCGCAGCCGGGTCCTGGCCCAGACCGGCCTTCAGGAAGAGGACGAAATACTTGGCCATCTCGACCCTCTTCTCTTCGGTGATGCTGTAGCCACCACCGAAACGATTCACCAGACCCTTGCCCTGCTTGGCCAGATCGTAGGGAGCATAGACACTCATGTCCTCTTCCGAGCCGTTGGGAGCCGCAGCTCCCTGACCGGGAATCGGGAATCCCTTCGCAGCTTGCTCCTGGAAGGTCCGGATTGCCGCTTCGTTCAAGTCGACCTTTTCCTTGATGTCGTTCATGACGTTGCTGGACTTGGACTGGGCAGAGGCAATGTCCCTCATCAGTCCGGTGAGTTCACCGATGGGATCGGCTTCCGGAATCCGGATTGCCGGAGCCGGCGTGGGCTCCTTCGCATACGTCACCTCGGTTCCGTCCTCCAGGAAATACTTCTGACCCTCGACCGGCTCGGCCACCAGGACCAATCGCCCATCTTCCAGCTTCTCGAAATAGCGCTTCATTTGTGGTTCCTCCTTTCGTCTCCATCCCCCTCTTCCCCTATTGAGGAAACAGGTCAGGAAATGAATCTCTGATATTCTTCGTTTCCCGTTTCAGGCCATCGACCTGATCCGGACTCAACCGAAGGAAGGAGTGAACGTCTCCCGGAGGAGCCGGTTTCTTGTCCTTGTTCCCCTCGGGAGGAACGGACCCCGGACCTTTCGGAGGAGACAAGAGAGCATCCAAATGGCGGCTCTCAACTTCCTCTTCTTCCTGGGCTTCTGCGGAGGCCAAAACCTCCTGGATATACTCGAGCGCTCTCTGGAGCTTGGTTTTGTTCCGAGCACTGAGAACCGCTCCGGCCTTCAAAGTCTTCTCCCCTTCGTCACCGGTCGGGGGCAAATCCTCCGGCTTCTCCGGGATGGGAAGACCTGTCAGGGCATAGAACGGATTATCCTCTTCCTGTAACTTCTCAAAAAAGAGCTTGCTGTCCGTAACCAGGACATGATTCTCGAGGAAGCAGAAACCATGCTCTGGGTGTTCGGAATCCTTCAGGATCCCTTCTCCAGCTGGAGGGGCTCCCTCTGTCTCCTGGGGATCCTCCGTGGGCTCGTCACCTTTTTCGGAGATATCCCCGGGGACGAAGTGCTGAGAGACGGTCTCGTCGATGAATTGGACCTCCTTCTTCTGATCCTCGATCCAGGAGGCCAGGTCCCCTTTCGATTCCGGCTCCACCGGGGATCCCTTACACATGAGAGAGATGAAGTGCTTCTGGGCTTCTCCGTCCAGGCTCCGGAAAGCATCTACCTCCTGGAGGCTGTTCTGGAGAGCCTCCGGGTTGGAGGGCACTGCGACGCCGGAGAGCTCGAGGAGCTCTTGCTTCGTGTAGAGCCTTCCCCGGGTCCACTCCGGTTCGTCCTCCTTCCCCTTCTCGGGAGGCAGGGGCTCGGACTCAATCGGGATAAACCCGACGGAGGAGGCATTGATGATCCCGTCGTCGTACAGCCCCAGGATCATATCTGCGAAAGGATAGAGACCGATCTCCGTGGGGAACCGGAAAACGAAATCCAGCCGGAGGGGAGCTCTCCTCTTCACGACCTTCCGAGCCGCAGCCAGAGGCACACTCGAATAGTCGTGGCCCCAGAGAAAGACGGGATTCTTCAGAAAGTTTTCCAGCTCCCACCCGGAGACCTTGATCCGGTCCCGGTCCCTGTCCCGGGCTTCCGTCGTCCCGGTGATAGAGAGCTCCCGTTTTCCGAGGTCCACTGCCTTCAATACGGACGACTGAGCCGAGGTCCACACTTCCTTTCCGTTCCGAAGAATCGGATTGCCGTCGACTCCCAAAAGTTTTTGCGCCATTGTCCTTCCTCCCTCTCCCTTTTACTCCTCCCGACTTTCGAGGTCGGGCATCTCGATACACCTACAATTGATTGTTTCCTCCGGGAAGCCAGCTCCATAATCCCCGGGATATTGTAAAACCGCGCCGGAGGGGAGCTCCCAGGAGTCCGCCATCGGGATAGGATCGTGCCCTCCCATCTCATCGTGGGAGTCCCGGACGTTCTCGTCCAACGCAGTGAACCATCTCTTTTTCTGAAACCCGGACTGATTCAAGACGACGTTCCTCCCCATATTCGAGGAACCCACGACTTCGGTCCGGGCTATGGTTTTGGCCCGGGTGGAGGCCATCTTGAATACCTCTCCCACCCGGTCGGCCAGCTGGTTGATAGACTCTCCGGCCGCAGTCCCGACGGAGAGAGTCTTGTGAATATCGTCTTTGACCTTCTTCCGGAGTCCCGCAATCAGGCTTTTCTTCTTGTCGATATGAGCCACCACCACAGGATCTGCGTCCAGGAGGAAGTCGACGTCAATGACCATGGACTCGTCCGACCTCTTCGCGTCCATCCCCGTGCTATCAGCCCCGGACCGGAGTCCGACCTCGACCGCGGACCGGTAGAGAGGAGTCAACCACCGGACCAGATCCTCGATCTCCTCGGTGAACTCCTCCTTCAGGAGACCGTCCACGTCGTTGTCCTCCCGGAGAAGTCCCATGGCTTTCCGTCGCATATTGTAGAAAGCCCGGGAGACCTTCCCCCGGAACTTCATCTCTATCGGCCGGGTCTTGGCCACGAAGGACTTCCAGTTGGCTTCTCCGATCTTATACCAAGGAGCAGAGCTCAACTCCTTCCCGGCCCGGAAGGTCTCCTCCACGACCTCTTCCTCTCCCTCCCCCTCGGCCGGCTCTGCGGGCACCGGCGCCGGAGTCTGCTCCGGCTCCTCCTCGGGAACCTCGTCGTCCAGGGGAGTATTATCCCCCACCGGGTAAAGGTTCATCTGAGGCCACCACCGATCACGCCAGTCCTTCTCCTGGAACCCGAGCTCGAGCTTTTCGTTGATCTCGTTTGCGGTGAATCCCATCGTCCACAGCTTCGATCCGGTCTCGACCTTTGAGGAGAGGTCCTCCTTCAGAGCCGAGACCTTGGAGATATCGAAAGCCACGTATTTGATCCCGGCTTTCTGGACGGCCGGGTCCGAGAGGAGACGGTGATTCAGTCCCCAGGTGAACATCGTCATCATCGGGATGTTCGTCGAGTCCCACCATTCCTTCCTCTGCTCCCGGTTGGTCGAGTAGTTCACATCGTCCGTCTCCGAGATAACCGCATCCTTCATCCCGAAGCACTGCTTGATACTCAGCCGGCTCATCTTCCTCAGCCCCGGGTAGTCCATATCCTTCTGGCTCAGGCCCAGCTGGGTGTACTGGAGACCCCGTTCGAGGTAGAGCATGCGGTGAGACTTCTTGTAACCGCGGTGGACGGACTCGATCCTCTCCCGGAGTTTATTGAACTGCGGATCCGATAGTGCGACTTTCTCGGGAGCCGAGATGACGCCGGCCGGGACTGCTGCGTTGTCGAAGAACTTTTCATTGTAGGTTGCAGCCTTGTAGTCCGTCCGGACGAAGACCCCGCCGGCCTCCAGGGGAGGCTGGCCCAGGATAGGATCGTTGGGGTTGAACGTGGCCAGGTGAATCGTCCTCTCGGCCTTCAGGACGAAGGATGCCGAGGAAGAGGAGGCTCCCCCGGTGCCCGGAGTATACTTCCACGCCACCAGGTGACCGCGGTCGTCCTTTATCGGCTCCATATTCTTCTTGGGAACGACGTACAGAGCCCACGGGACCTCTGCGTCCTCCGGATAGGGATATATCCACACGTTGCCGTCGAGCATATAGTGGGAGATAATCGACTCCATGAACCGGTACGGATCCTGGACCGGGTTGGGCTTGCGGAGGAGGGTTTGCCACGGGTCGTCCCACCGGACGGGAGTCTTCTTGTCCCCGGCGCCGTTCTCCATTACCACGAGAGGGACCTGAGCAATGGCCCGAGCCGTCGTGGAAACGCAAACGTAGACGATATCCGACTTGGCATATGGATCTTTGCCCACATCGTCCTTGGTGATCTTGTCCTCCATATTCCGGAGGAAGAGGGAGTCCCAGGAGGACTTGGCCACCGTCAGGTTCTCCATCAGCTTCTCAATTCTCGTTCCCACCTTTTATCTCCTCCTATCCCACGAGGTCGTGGCCAGCCAGAGCCGGCCGAGCTCAGGATTTCTCCCCTTCCCCTTTTTTCGGACCTTCTTTGTCTACGTCCTCCACCAGGATCTCGTCGAAGATCCCCACCAGGGATGATTGGATCGTCTTTCCGACGGACTCGATCTGCCGGATCCTCCACTTGCGGGTCATCCCCGTATGAATCAATGCGACTTTCTCCAGGGTCTGAATCGCCCGGGAAGCAAAATTCAACATCATCCGGGCCCACAGTATCCGGCCGGTCCAATACGAGACGACGACGGCCACAGCTCCCCCTACCACCACCCACTCGTTCACGCCGTCCTCCGGATCTCCGGGAGGGTCTGGACTCCCCGTTTCAGGTTCTTCACGTGGTAGCACATCATCCGGGGACTCACCCCGATCATCCGAGCAGCGTCCTTCTGAATCCCGTTGCTCTTGTCCAGGGCCACCCGGAGGATCATCTCCATCAGCTGGCCCAGAGCCACCCCTTCTCCCTCCATCAGCTCTACCAGACCTTCGACCGTCTCCCGGATGCCCGGACGCCGGACTGCTCGGCCGTCGATCTCGTATCCTCGGCTCTCGAGCTCGTCCAGTAGGTACGGACTCGAGACCCGGGTGAGCTCCAGGACTTCGTTCCGGCCCAGAGCCACGAAGGATAGCTCCTGGACCATCTCAATCCCGGTGACCTGCCCGGGACCCTCCCGGCCGGTCAGGACTCTTGCCTTCTGTTTCATACCTTCCATGTCGTTGTCCCTCCTCAAAGCCAACGAGCCATATCCCGGGTGTTGTCTGCTTCCGTCTTTGCCCAAGCTAACATCATACAATCCGCTCGGTCCGGGGAAAATTTGTACAGTTTTTTGAACTCTTTCTTGGAAATGATTTTGATTTTGCCCTTCGACGTGTACTCATATCGGAGTTTTACCAGCTCCCGGGCCAGCTCCTCATCGTCGATATCCACCACCCCTCGCACGAAAGCCATCCGGAGCCTCCAGAACAGTTGAGCCCGGAGGTTCAAAAACTTGTCGTAATCCTCTTCTTCCTCCGACACGTCCCAGTCCGGGGACTCCGAGACGTTGATCCCGTTGCACGGGAGCTCCTCCTCCTGGATAATATCCGTGACTCCCCCACCCAGACCGATGTCGTCGACGTTGATGGGGACCTGGGGAGGAGCTTCTTCCTCGTCCCGGGCTCCTTCGTCCCGTTCCCGACCCCAGGGACCGGAGACCAAATCCTTCCACATACGGATGATGCGACCGGCCACGGCTGTGGTAGGCTTCCCTTGGACGGCTTCGAGGATGCGGAAACGGCCATTGCTTTGGCGAGACCCCACAACCGTCCGGTCGTCTCCGAACCGGGCAATGTCTGCTCCGAAGGAAGTCAGAGGAGAATCTTCCGGGAGCTCACGGTCCAGTGCTGCCTGCAGGTACTTGTATGGGATGAGAGTGTCTTCCCGTTCGGAAGGAAATTCAGCCAGGACCCGGCTCCGGTACATCGGGGAATCTTCTCCCCATTTTCGTTTCATCCGGCTCGGCCAGTCGTGAGCCACTAGCTTCGGGTAGACGTTGACGCCGTGTCGGACGTTCGGGGAGTCCAGGCAGGAAATCGTTATTGGGTGATACCCGGAACCTGGTTCAAACTTCTCAGCAAACTCCGAGGTTGGGTCCGTGGGGTTGCCGATCAGTAGGACATACGAATGCTCGGAGGTCAGGATGCCTTCCGCGCTCTCGTACAACCGGTTGTCCAGCCCACAGGCCTCATCCCCTATCAATACAATCCTCTCTTCGTGAAACCCCTGGAATGCGTTCTCCGGGTCGTCCGTAGAAAACCCGAGCATGTACCACTTGGGAGTAATATTCAACTCAACTTGATGCAAGTCCCCACCCAAAGCCGGCATCCCCTTCTGCCGGAGACGGTACGCAGCCCGGTGCCATATCGAGTGGATCTCCCCCCACAGTAACCTCCTGACTTGCCGAAACGTAGGAGCCGTGGTTATGACGATGGCACGGAAGACGTATAGCATAGTCAATGCGGCCAGCGCTGCGATGAACGTCTTGCCCACCCCGTGCCCCGACTTGACTGCGACCTTCTTGTGCTCTACTACTGCCCGGAGGATCTCTACCTGCTTGGACCATAACGGCCGGATCAACCCCGGCTGCTCGAGGGCCAGGAGGCTCTCCGGCCGGTCGTCCACCCACGGCTCCGTCTTCAGGAACAGCCACTCCCGGGCGAACACCAGCGGGTCCCTCCGCATCTGCTCCACGAGGACCCTGGCCTTCTCCATCGGGTCGGCCTGGGGAGTCTCGGCTCGTTCCCGGAGGTCCTGGAACTGGCTCGGAGGCAGAGGCACCGGAGCCATCCTCCTGGACTTGACCAGGGGAGGTCGGAGTTGATCGGGGATCGGCTCCCCGGTGCGTATATCAATGACGTCCGTCATCGCAGTGAAAACCTTTCCGGTAAATTGAACCCACGGGACTCCGGTGGTCCATTGAACTTTCCCGGGGAAGAAAGACGGCCTCCCCCCGGGTGACCTGTTGATGGGTTGGACTCGGCCTGGTGAAAATATTGCCCGTGTCGGTGACGGGACGGAGGGAGGCTCCCCGCCCCGGTCCTGCGATTTCTTGACCACCCTCCCCCCATTGACCCGGGTCCCCGTTCAATGGACAAGTTCAATGGGGACGGGACCGGGAGTTCAATGGACGGGGAAAGATCAAGTTCAATGGAGTTCAACTGTTGAAGTTCAATGGGGTCGAATCCTCCCGGGGACGGGGAGGGAGGAGGGTCCGCGGGCTCCCCGGTGGCCATTGAATGGGTGTTGATTGAACGGGTGAGAGGGAGAGAAAACCCCACGGGCAGAGGGCCAGGAGCCAGCAAAAGACACTCGTCACCCCAACCTCTCCCCTCTTCAGTCCCCTTCTCCCCTCTCTCTAGCAGCCTATTCAATTTCGGATTTCCTCCCATTATCTCGTCTTCCGTCCCGGTAGGTCTATTAGGTCATTCCCTTGGTTTCCGTCTTCTTCGGTAGTCCCCAGGGCTTTACCGTAGGGATATCGTTCTCTCTCCTATCCTTCCTGTTGATCTGGGTCAATGGACGGGGAGTCCTGGGTTTGGTTCATCAAGTCAGCAAAGGACCCGAACAGGGGATTGCCGTCGGCGCCGGTGAGTTCAGACCTTTTGATGTAGCCTCGTTTCCTTCCTTCCGGGTGGTTGAGGAGGAGGAATCGTTCGGAGGGGAAGTGATCTCCTGTGCGGGCTCGGGAGAAGGTGTTGCCTTCGATATCGTCGAAAATCGTTTTCACTACTCGATTCATTGCCGCGTTGAACCAGGGTATCCGGTCCCTCCATCCGTTCACTGTGTCGTGGAGGCCAGCTATCGGTGGGTTCATCTGGCGGCAGGTTTTGGAAATGTTTCCGTTGTTTTCGTCGAGTAGCAAGAGGAAGGTCTCCCGGTCGTCGTCCGTGTACTCGTAGTGGTTTCGCTTCGTGGGGTCTCGAGGATTCATTGATCTCTCCTCTTTCTCGGGTTGTCGTGGGGTGGGTTCGAGCCCAAGAGTAAACGATTGAAGCTGGGAAGTAAAGTAAAATCTTTATTTGTCCGTCTTCGTCCCCCTTTCCATTGAACACCGCAGACACGGCCTCCGCAGGGGAAAGACCTCCCTCCTCCCCCTCCTCTTGAACAAACATCTTCCTATACACTCCGGGAGACTTCCCCTTGGGTGGGCGCACGGTCTCCACCTCTCCCGTCTTCATCATCTTCGCAAAGTTGATATCAAAATTGGCTCGGCTCACCAACCCATATCCGTCCTTCTCTATCTGCGTACAGAGCCAATCCCGAGTGAAGTGCATTTTCCTATCTTTTATCTCTTTCAAGGCTGACCGAATCCGACGCTCCATAGTGGGCCTGGGCCTGTCCGACGACGCAGCCGAAGGAACCTCGGACTTTTTCTTCCTTTCCCTTCTCTTCTGAGCTGAACGGACCGGGACAACCGGAGACGGACCCTCCTCCTCTTCCTTCTCTATTTTCCTTCCCACTTCCTGGATGATACGGATGGCTCGATCCTTCTCCAATCCCAACTCAGTGGCCTGGGCTCGGAGTTGATTGATCCGAGCATCATATCCCTGCCGAACCAATTCCACAGCCTCTTCCGTCTTCGTCATCTCTCTCCCTCCCCTTTCCGGAGGATCTCCCCCAGCCGGTTCTTCAGCTTCTGCCGAGTGTGGCGGAGTTGGACGGCCCACTGCTCTTCCAATCGGTCTATCTCCTCATCGAAGGCCCGGAGGACGGCTTGGGGCAACTTCCCGAGCCACCCGATCCTGTCTCCCTTATACCGGGGAGGTTCTGAATTGGCTGTCCGACAAGAAAGGCTCCGGAGAAACAAACTGAATTTGAATTTCCCCGTTCCTGGATAGGGAGAAAAAGCACTTGGGCTATAATACTGATGGACGAGCTCCTCCCCAGGCACTCCATACCTACTACAGCCAGCCATCTTCAATCCGCTCGGTTGGAGATGATTCCCCGGACCGGTCTCCAGGTGAGGACAACCGAAAGAGCAGAAGGGAAATCCCTGAGTGTCGTCCTCCTCCTTCCCTCCCATAGCCTCGACATAATCCCCGGAGGACAAGTCCTTGAATCCCTTCATGATGAAAAACTTCTCAATGCCTTTGGGTCGTTCCATCCTCTCTCCTCCTCTCCTATCGGAACTTCACAAACCAACACTCGTCCACCTGCTCCAGGAAGGTCACCCCTGGCAGATCCGATCTTCCTGCGCATACCATATACGGGTGAGGGCAGGGGACGGATCGACTGGGAGCGTCTTCCAACCGGTTCAACTGGTAACGATACTCCAGCCCCAAGCAGTCCCTCATCACCAGGTCGATAGGCTCCCGGGAGGGATTCATCCGGATGAGCAGGTTCAACAAGTCCACCCGGTCGTCTACCTCGAACATCGAGACCCGGATGATCCTCCCCTCTTCCTCGGCCTGTACCGGTAGAGCCAGCAGGGCGCCGGCCAAGGCTGCTAACAATAGGGCTCGTTTCATCCTCCCTCCTCCTCATCCAGGGCTTTCTGGGCTTCCTTCTCCAGGTCCTCCCAGTGTTTCTCGAGGAGGTCTACGACTTCCAAGATCGGAAGCCGGCAAAGGATATCCAGCGCCACTTTCAAGACCTCCTTGATCTGTGCGATGTTGACCTCTTCCTTCTTCCCTTCCCGGTCGGAAACGGCCTGGGCAAAGTCGTTCTCGTTGATAGGCATGACTTCTCTCCTTTCTTGAATTGGGGTTTCCTACCTCCTTTTTAAATTCCATTAGATTCGTCTGGCTCATTTTCAGCTTTATTTTTCTTTTTTCTGCCACCTCTCGCACCGTAGTATCTCGCTGAATAACAAGTCAGAATTTTCATAATATCCTCTGCTAATTCTTCTTCATATTTCTTTTCTTTCTTCTCAACTACTTCGACTGTTATTTCCAAGTTCTTAAAAATAGCATCAAGATATTCATAACCAAAACGAGCAAGTCTGTCTTTATACTCAATCAATATTCGTTCAACTTTACCTTCAAAGCACAATTTGATTAGCTTGTGTAGTCCTTTTCGCTTCTCATTTATCCCGCTTGCAATTTCGTCAATCAGAATAAACTTATAACCTTTGCTTTCGGCGTGTTTTCTCAGTCTGTCTTTCTGACGTTCAAGGTTTTCTTTTTGTTTTGCTGTGCTACATCTGGCATAGATAACCGTTAGCTTTTCTTGCTTTTCTTTCTCAACTCCCATATAAACGTCTAAATCATCTTGCCTGAAACGCCTATGACCGCCAGAAGTCTTGAAAGAGTTTATCTCTCCGTTGTTGGCAAGCGTCTTGAGTGTATTTATTGACACCCCTAAATAATCGCTTGCTTCTGTTATCTTAAATATTTTCATTTATCCGTTTCTCTGCTATCTTGAAATATTCAAGGTCAAGTTCAATGCCTATGAAGTCGCGGTTCAGGTTCGCGCAAGCAACACCGGTGGTGCCACTGCCCATTGTGAAATCCAG